TCCAATCAAAGACGGCCAAGACTGGTATGGGATTGGTCCGTAATACTTATTCCAAATCTTATAACCGTGTTATAAGACTCTTAATAGGCTGTGCCTAAAGGAAAACATTATGTCAGAAGAAAATACAAACATCGAAGAAACAGTAGAAACAACAACTCCAGAGACTCCTGTGGAATCTCAAGAAGAGAAAAAAGAAGGTATGGATGACACCATTGCTAAGCTAGTTGCTGAGCGTGTTAATGAACAACTCAAAGACATCAAAAGTAAACTAGACACTGCTTACGAGATCCGTGACGAAGCTATTAAAGAAGCTGCCAAAATTAAAGAAGAGCAGAAAGCTCAACAGATCGGTAAACTCGAAGAAGAAGGTAAACATAAAGAAGTATACGAACTTAAACTAGCTGACCTACAAGGTAAACTAGAAGCTCGTGATGCACAAATTACAGAACTTACACGTAACACTGCTGTTCGTGAAGCCATCTCTGGTCTAGAGTTCCGTAACGAGTCTGCTTCTAAAATGGCATACACCGAGATCGTTGGGGATCTTATCCAAGACGAGAACGGTGCATGGATCCATAAATCCGGTATTTCAATTAAGGAGTTCGCTGCTCTTTATCGTAAAGACGATGAAAAGTCTTTTCTTTTCAAACCAAAGCAAAGCTCTGGCGTAAACACTGGTACTCCAACTAGTGCTCTACAGAGCGACCCATCAAAAGTGACCAAGCCTCTATCAGAAATGAGCCATGAGGAACTCATGCAAGCCATTAATGCTGGTGCATTTAACGGTGACAATGACGGTCGTATTTGGTAAATTAAACTTAATAACAACTAACTTTATTATAAATCCATCTTTCTAGATGGAAAGCAAATTTAAGGAAATAAACTTATGACTGCTTCTCTAAACACATTCGGCAACCAAACTTTTGCCCTTCAGAACGCCCTAAGCGCATACTCAGACGAGATGTACACATCAGCTCGCCGCCTAAGCTCAACAGGTATCGTTGGCTCAACAGGCATGATCGACGCTTCAACAGAAACTTATGTTGGTCAAATGCGCTTTTACAAGCCAACTGAATCAGTTGTTAACACTGCCCGTCTTGACGATGCTCAAAACGGTGGCGTTTCAAGCTTCAACTCAGCTCTAGCTACATACATCAAACGTGTTGGTACATATGGCCACTCACAAGTTAACATGACTCAAGTCGTTTCACAAAAAGACGGTCTAGCCAAAATCGCTAAAGATTTCGGTGAAGTTAAAGCCAATGACGAGCACAACGCTGTTCTTTCAACTCTAATCGGTGTTGCTAAATCAGAAGCCTCTTACGGCGCTGGCGCAGTTGCTGATGCCGTTACTGCTGGTATTACATCATTCTCATCAATCTCAGCAACAGCTGCTAACGCTGTTCAAGAGCACGATGCTGGTTCAATCGTAACTGCTGGTACTGCCGGTTCAGGTTCACTATCTTCAACTACTGGTTTCTACGTTGACATTAACGCTGCTGGCGAATTCGGTGGTGCTGCTACTGACGGAACTGACGAGCGTGGCCTCGTTCAAGACCGTGGTGCAAACGGCCTAGAAGGCGCTGCTCGTGCAGAACGTCTTTTCCAAGCTGTTGGCATGGGCTTTGCTGACTACGAGCCAGATTTCATGTACCTCGTTGCTTCACCAGAAATCTACTCACAACTTCGCTCTTCAAACCTAGTTGATTCTTCAACTGTTACTGAAGGCAACATCGAGTTCCAAACAATCTTTGGTGGCAAGTTCCGTCTAGTTATGACTCGTGCTTCACAAGGCGATCCAAACGCATACGGTGCAACCGGTGCTGTTAACGCCCGTTCAGTTAAAACTTCATTCCTAGTTAAGCCTGGCTCAGTTGCTATGGCTGCTCTTGAAGTTCCAATGCCAGTTGAGATTGACCGCGATGCGAAATCTTACCACGGTGGCGGTTCTACAGACGTATTCTACCGCTGGGGCTACATTGCACACGCAATGGGTTACAGCTGGGGTGGCGCTTCTGACCACTTCGCCGATCTATCTGATCTTTCAGGTGCTAACTGGCGTCGTGAAATGGATGTTCTAAACCTAGGTATCCTACCAGTATTCCACGCTTAAATAATATAGGAGTTTCTCATGACAGCAATAAAAGGTACTAACAGCTACGTTAGTCTAGAAGAGGCCGATCTCTATTTTGAGACTCGTATCGCTAATGTTGATTGGTTTGATTCGTACTCAGAAGATAAAGAGATTGCTCTTGTCACAGCTACATCTATTATTGATAATAGCTCCTGGGCTGGCCGTGCTGTTTCAGAAACTCAAGCATTAGCTTGGCCGAGGATCGCTCAAATTTATGATCCTCGGCTGGGCCGACTCGTTAACTTCTCTGGGACAGAAACAGAAGCCCCACTAGAAGTTCGTAAGGCAACTTACGAGTTAGCTATCCACTTAATCCAAAATCCATCCGTTCTCGGTAATGAGCTTGCACTTCTTTCAACTGCTACTCCAAACAACATTCGTGTTGGTGGTGTTGCTATTGAAGGTTTGAATCCATCAGGAGATCAAACTTCTATTGCTCCTTCATTACAACCGTTACGTATTAAGAATATGTATTCTAAATACCTAAATAATGGTGGATCACGTTCATGGTATAGGGTTAATTAGATGTCATACAAGAGCTTAATCTCAGCACAAATAGATAACGCTTTCGTTATCCTTGGAGATTTAGTTCAAGACGTCACTTTTACAGAACGAGAATCTGGTGACTACAACTTCGCTACTCAATCATTTAGTTCTGCTACTAGCACATCAAAAACAATAAAAGCTATTGTGTCTAGTACAGCCAGAGAGCCAGAAGATTTCTCAAAGGAAGAAATAGAAGTAATTATCAAAGTTAAAGATATTACTGATATATCCCTTTATGACGAATTAATTGTAGACTCTAAAACATATGCTATTTCAAGTTATGAAATTCAAGCAGATGTTATTATACAGATTAAAGCTGTAGGAGGTTAACATGTCAAAATTTGTAGAACAACAAGCAGCTATTGAAAGTGTATTTGCATCTAGCGAATGGACTTCAGGAGCTGTTGGTAGTATTAAAGTTTTGCCTTCTAACTTTCAAGGAAGTATTCCTCAGACAGAATTTCTACGCTTAGAAATTTTGCCTAGTAAACCAAACACTAACTATAGTAACTTCGGTTCTACAGGTCAAGTGATTGTTCAGATTTACACTCAAGGTAATACTGGCTTAACTCGTACTATGGAAATTGCTGACGCTCTTGACGAGTCTTTGCAAACAAAATTATTTACAACCACAAATGGTAGTGTACAAACAGGTGTTAGCTCACTTGCTGTAATTGGCATTGAAGATTCCAACGCTGGTTTCTTCCGTGTAGATTACACTATTTCGTATACTTACTACGCTAACTAAGGAATAAAATCTTATGGCACATATTGATAACATTGGCGCGTCAATCTATACACGCATCGATTACGTACCAGGCAACATTTCAACAGCCGACCGTGCAACTCCAGCTAACCTAGCAACTAAGTTTGAAGCTACTGCTCCAACTACTTCAGCTGCTGGTACAACTGAAGCCGCCGTTGTCGCTATTGAAGGAATTCGTGAATTCCCAAGCCTCGGCACACCATCAAACATCGTGAACGTTCCTCAGTACGGTCAGTCAATCTCTTCACAGATTCAGGGCCAAGCTGACGCTCCTTCACTTGAATTCACATTCAACTACATCCCAACTAACCACGCTGCTCTTGATACACTCCGTAAAGCAGGTACAAACCTCGTTTTCCGTGTCCGTCTTTCAAACACTGAAGACGGTGGTGTACAAGACACACCAGCTGAAGATGGCACTGCAGAGTACGAAGATATCTTCTTCCAAGGCACAATCGCTTCTTTCGAGATTGTTCCAGCTCTAACAGACGCTACACAAGCAAACATCGCTCTAACAATTGACGGTGACTTCGAAGGTCCTTACTCATATGTTGACGTTGCTGCTACAGCTACTTACCAGCTTCCAAGCTAAGGTTAGTAATTAATAGACAACTATTAATTATGTAATGCGGAGGGGGTTTCTTCGGAGATCCCCTCCAATTACAAAATCCGCATTAACCCCTA